TTACCTGCTAAACGATCAAATGCCTGTTCTAATTTTTTTGCACCACCTTGTAAGACCTTTAATTTCTGTGGAGCACCTCCACTATCAAACTTAATTCCAACTGTTGAAATTAACGAAGCCACATTCTAACTTTCTGTTATGTATAGATATTAGCGGTACTTTGCCCTTCTCATATTATTTTCATGCTCTTCGTTTAAAAGATCAAAATAAGCAGACCAAATTAACAGCTCTTCTTGTGTAATTTTTTGATTTAATTCCTGCAACGTATAACCCAATTCTTTAGCTACTCCTAATTGAAGCTGTAAAAAAGTATCTTTTTTAAGTGCTTCTTTTAGTCTTTTGGGTCTAGATCATCAGCCTCTTCTTGCTGTGGCACTAATGCCATCATTAACTTGTCCATATTTTCAGCACTTACATCATTTCTTAATTCATCAATTTGACCAGCCGCAAACATTCTTCTGCCATCTTCAAACATTGCTTTACGCACAAATAAACGAATAGCAAAAGCGTTAGTGTCATCTTTTGCTCCTTTCATTGCTTGCTCTCTTTCTGCCATTGTCATCGGACTTGACCAAAATTCAAAATCTTCTCCATCTGCTAATTGAACAACTTTTTTTTCTAGCGTTAAATTAGATGCTTTTTTAAGTCTTTCTAATGGGCTTAGTTTTGTTTTTGCCGTTGGCATAAAGAATAACTCTGTTTGCATAAATTATATCAATAACAATAAAGGCCAGCCATAACGGCTAGCCTCTATTTCTATCTGCCAAGATCATCTGAATTAATCTTGTCTTGTCGTAATGACTTGTTGTTCCTGCTAACTGTCTTAATTTCCTATTTGGTAAATAACGCAAAAAGGAAGCAAAACCCTGTCCAGTTTTGGGGCTTCGATATACGAACAAAGCCCCAATAGCATTAAGCAGACGCACTTAAATCAAATACTGGAGCACCTGTTGGCCTAAATGCTATTTCTACCATCTGAGCATCATCAGGGTTAATGTTGAAGCTTGCAGAAAGTAAAGCAGCATCCATTGAAATAGACCTACTTAAAACTTCAGAAGATTGTTTATCTGTGTAAAGCCTAAATGCAGCTCCTACTTGCTGACGTTGTAAAACATCTTCTACAAGTCTGTTAGATAAAGCAGCATCTTCGTCTGTAACGTAAACACTTGCACTACCTGAACCATCAGCAAAACCGGGAATATAGGCTTTAAATGGTGCTGTTTGTCCTACTGTTTGACCAATAGTTGTTACGTCAATTTCAGCTCTTGTTACTTCAAAAGACCAAGACTGGACTTGCCCAATAGCAGCATAATCACTGTAATAAACTTCAAATTCATTAGGAGCTGCTGCTGTTCCCACATCAGTCAAGTTCACAGCAGAACCGCCGTTAGTTGCTGATACAGTCATTGCTCCTGTGCTTGCTGTGTAAGTCTTAACAAAATACTCAGTACCAGCAGTTAAACCAGCAGGAAGCGTTCCTGTTCCAGCTCCTCCAGAGGAAGAATCAACAACTTTGAACTTAACAGGATCACCTGCTTTTAGGTTTAAGTAGGATTGAACAACCATAGTTTCAGTGCCTATGGTGACATCAGTAGGGCTGAAGGTTCCTGTAGTACCAGCAGGTTTGTAGTACAAGGCTCCAGACGTACCTGATAAAACAGTAACAGCCATTGGATTGGGGTTAGTCTAAGTATGCGTCAAATGTAGCTGAGAATTGCGTTTGATAAAACGCTTCTTGCTCTGCTGGTTGTATTGTAGCTAATCCTGAACAAGGATCAAAAATAATACTGCTAAACTTTGCTCTGTCAAATTTATCTTTTACTCTTTCCCCAATCGTTAGGTTTGCACCTGCCCCAACACCAGCAGGACTAAATACATTAATAACCAAAGTGCCTGTTTGACGGTTAAACGAATTGCCTGTGGTTGGTGGTTGTAATGTTGCATAATTATTTGAACCAAATCTAAGAAATACTTGAACCCAAGGAGTGTTGTTTGGTGGTGTAAAAGGGGCGTTTTGAAACGCTACAGGATAAGCAGGAGCAACAGCCATTTCTGTGGCAATACGTCCTTCTATTGCAGCTCTAACGTCATTAAAAGTGCTACTCATTTAATGTTACCTGCATTTTTATTAACCCAACCTTGCATGTCTTTGGCAATTTGTTGAATCCAACCGGGGTCTGCCTGTTGACTGTGACCTGTTGCTAAAGGCTCGGCATAAGGAAGTGAATTATGCAAAATATATGAATTACCAATCTTTTCATTACCAACTGTGTAGTTCATTCCTTTTGCTGGCTCAACAGAAGTTCCTTGATCTCCTTCATATTCTCCAGTGGCGTTTTCTCCTATTTGCCAGCTATTTCTAAACCGTCCAGTATCAACAGGACTTTCTTGTTTTAATAATGTATCTGTTTGCAAAACAGCTTGACGCAATAAAGCGTCTAATTTTTTACTTAGCTCGTCATCAAACTGACTTGGCCTCATACCTGTGTATTTAGCTTTCATTACAACCTCAGAATTAGTTCATAGCTAATTGCAGTATTAGCTTGTTCTGTTGTTTCAACTCTAATAATTTGATGGACTTTAGAACTAATCACAACACGATCTGAAACCGTTGGAGTGTAATCCAAATCAACAGCAGCAATTAACAAACGCTTATCAGTTGCTTTTACTAAATCATCAACCTGCCTAGCTACAACATTTGAGACTTGCCCCTTAATAGTTGTATCTGCTGTTGTCTCTCCAACTGTTCCTGTAGTTGTGTTATATGCAGCCGCCGTAACTTTACGAACAGTAACATTTCCACCAGCAGCTTTAAGAACTTTGCTTGTGGCTTTCCTAAAAGCTTTTGGTTTTATCGGCATTAGATCCTATAAGCAATAACTGATCCTGCACTTGTTTGAGTAATACTTGTAAAAACTCCTTCAATGTCTGTACTTGCTTTTAAGTCAATTCCAGAAACAGTTGAAGAACCATTTTTTGTGACATTAGAAGAAACCAACGTAACAGTTGAATCTGTTAAACAAGTAATTTTTCCAAACCTCCCAGTGTGGGCGTTTGTGTCTGTGATGATGATTGCAGCAGGATAAGACATTCCCATTAGCTTCTTTTTACAGCGATGTTACCGGGTCCACTAATTCTAATACCTGTGAAGTATCTTTCAAACATTGGCGGTACACGATCAGCACCAACAGCACCATAAAAGTTAGGAGTTGCATCCAAAGATCCAACTTTGATGTTCTTATAATCCTCTAATCCACTAAGTCCTAAACCGTCTTTATTGTTATTCAAGTAGGCAGCTAAAACGGCTTGTGCTTTTTTAATTTGATCAGGTATTTCTGTATCTGTAAAATAATCTGTTGTTATGCGAAAAGGAAAACCAACTGAATAAGTATTGATATAAGTATCAGGCTTTCTTACTCCAGTTCTAGGCCATTGCATTGCTTGTGTGTCTGTTGCCCTAGCACCTAAAAATCTTTCACGATCAATTCTCTGTGCTGCTGTATATAAAGCACGATTTCTATAATCGTCACTTGTTGTTCCAGCTTCCCACGCAATCACATCATCATCAGCAACTAAACCTTCAATCAGTTCATTTGCTTCTGTAAGTGAGATGTAACTATTTGCGTTTGCTGCTCCTGCTGTGTGATGAATCGTTATTGCCATCAGTAGTTGCTTTAGGTTTACGCTTTCTTTTTGGTGTTGAAGTTTTAACAGGAATAGAGGCCACCTGTTCGGCAGCCTCCCTTTCCTTCATTCGCCTAAATGCGAACATTCCCATTAGCTAGCTGCGCCTTTTTGCACAGCAAAATTAACGACAATCGCTTGACTCAAAGAACCACCAGAAACATTTCCGACAGTAACTTTAAAAGATCCAGCAGCAACAGCAGAATTAACTACTACATAACCGCCAGCAGTTCCACCAGAACCATGTCCCACGTTTACAACGTCAGTTGCAGAAACACGGTCATTAGTTACAGCAAAAGTGACATAAGCACCGTCACCTAAAGCGGCGGCGTTCATGGTTATTTGGCCTGACTCTGTATTTAGAGTAACGCCTGTTGCTTTGTTTGTTGCTTGGGTAACAGTTCCGCCAGAAGTAGTTCCAATGGCTAAACCAGCAGTTGCTTCAAATTGTGATGGCATTAGTTTTTACCTCTAATCCTGATTTGAAACATTGGTCGCTCTCACGATTCCAATATTCTTTGTCTGGTAAACCTTCGACCATTTCGCAACAGTTTCTAACTGAGCACGAGTTGGGTTTACATCTGTAGTTGCCCACTTGATACCAATAGGGTGGTAGCAATAGTGAAGGTCAACACTTAAAGCGTCAGACTTAGCAAGAATGTCTCTGTCTGTCTCAGTATTGATTCCAGCTTGCTCGCCACTTCCAACAGCACCCGGTGTAAAGAAGAATGTTGAGTATTCTGTTGCTCCAGCAGCTCCAGTTGTAGGAACATCATCTGAAACAAGAACTCTCAATCCGCAATAAGTAGGAACTGAAGAATTACCACCATAAGCAGCAGCTACAGAACCACCAAAAGCATCTTCAGCAGTACCTAAAGCTGTTTGTCTTGACTCAGCAGCAGTTACATAATCGATCATCTTGCGTTCAACAAGATCATAGAAAACGGCTGAGTGCATACATACTGTTGAAATTTTTTCACCAGCATCACCAAGAATTGCCTTAGCTTTAGCAACATGCTTAGGGCTAAGAGTTGTTGGTGTATCAGCAGCAGCAGAGTCAATACAAAGATCAAACAATGCAGAAGCATTTGTGTTTGCATTAATGCTTCCAAAAGCACCACTTAAACAAGAAAGTAAATCTTTCTGTCTTTGGTTTGCTATGTAAGCACCAATCTTTGCACCAATCGCAGCCATTGGATCAGCACCAGCAGCCAACGCCGCTAAGTCTCTTGATTCAAAAGCACGACCTCTATGAAGAATGACTCCAATCTGTTTGTCAGCTTGGATTTTTCCGGGTGTTAGAGAAGAGCTATCAGTAAGAACTTCAAAATCTCCAGCTAGATCAGCTTTCCAGTTGGGGATATTAACAAAATCACCACCTTCGGTCGCATTTAATTCCGCCATAGGCTGAACCACACCGCTAGCCAAAAAGGCATCACGCAGAGTTGTCTGTTCAGAAACGTATGGCGTAAAGACCTCAGGAATGATTATGTCCGACCTTTTAGTCGCCATAAAAATTACCTAAAAATTGGTTTTACGATATGGGCGTTACCCATCAGGCTCGGCGTAACTCTGCCTTATGCAGATATATTAGCGTCTAACTGAGTTTTTCAAACGATCATATAAATCTTTGTCAGTTCTATATAGCCTCATCTGCTCCGTAATATTAAAACTATCAGGCTCAAATGGATTTTTAGAACCTGAAGGAAGCTCATTTCCGCTAGCTCTGCCAGCAGGAGCACCGCCGCCTTGTGGTTTTGGTTGCTTTAAAATGTAATCAGGAACATTTTTTTTAGCCCACTCATTAACAGGCGTTCTTTCATATCCATCAACAACAACAGGAACACCATTATCAACTTCAATTTTGTCTTTTGGTAGAAAATTATTTAACACCAGAGTTGGATCATGGACAATTTCACCCAACGCTTGAACAGCAGGAGAAATTAATTCCAATTCTCTAGATTTTGCTTCTAACTCTTCAATCTTTTTTCTATCTGCTGCTGATTTGTCTCTGTACTGTTGTTCTAATGCTTGTTTTGCTTCTCCATATTTTCCTTCTTGCTCCAACTTTGATTGTTCAGCGTTTAACTTAAATTCTTTTAAAGATTCATAATCAGGAGGAACATCAACAAGCTCCTTCTTTTTCATTTTTAGAATTAACTCTAGATTTTTCTTTTCTAGATTTTCAACGCTTTTCTTAAGCTGTTCTAATTCTTCGTTACTTGAAGATTCAGAAGGCGTTACCTCCTGATTCAATTCGTCTGACATAAAAACCCGTTAGGTTAATCTTTATCTTATCAAGATTATTTCTTTTTGCCTTTCTTTTTCTTTTTACCCTTTTTTTTATACATAGAAAGTGGCATGGAAATCTAAAAAACTATTGGTTATTTTAGCAAAATCTTTACAAAATAATCTAATCTTATTAAGATAGGTCTAGGACTAAAAAAACAATGGCAAAAAAAGA